GATATAGAGAAACTGCACCATCAGCTTCAAAGAAACCCATTGTTTCGCCTGTATATTTTCCAATGGTAACATTACTATTGCCACGTAAAATTAAAGCTCCTGTACCCGCATCATCTACATAAGAATCTGACCCATCGTGATACACTTGCAAATCTGCAGAATTTCCAAAAGTCGCTTTTGCTCCGTCAACAAAAGTGAGATTGTTTTCACTGGCATCCCACGTCATTTTAGCCGTGCTGCCATCAGTATTGTAGTTAGTTATGTCACCGATATTGGATATTAATTGGCGGGTCACATTGTTGCCTGTGCTAAAAATAATACCTCCAGTATTGGAAGCATTTGCAACGCCAATTTGAACGCCCGTGCTGCCAGCACCTAGATTTAAAATTCTCCCTAAACCGTTGCCGTCATTGTCGCTGTCCAGATAATCAATTAGAAGTTTGGTATTGCCGCTGGTGCCCAATAATTGAAGTTCACCGCCGTTTTCGTTGTAATTTAGAAACACACCCTCTGTGCCGCTGGCGTTTTGGACGGTCATAGATGTGGTTGCAATTAGAGACCCTGCCGTTACCGCTCCGCTGGCTGTAACGCTAGTAATATTAGGATTTGCTCCACTGCCAGCAAGTGTTGACATATCGGAGATGACTGAACTTGTAGCCAGCAATCCCATATCTTCAATTACCGCGCTCGTAGCTAATAGCCCCATGTCCTCAATGACTGCGCTTGTAGCTAATAACCCCATATCTTCTATAACTGCTGAGGTGGCAAGTAAGCCCATATCTTCTATAACAGCAGAAGTAGCTAATAAGCCCATGTCTTCAATAACAGCAGATGTTGCTAGTAAATTCATATCAGCAACAATATCACTTGTAGCTAATGTATTCATATCAGCGACAACATCTGTTGTAGCAAGTATAGCCATGTCTGCAATTACAGCACTAGCACTAAGGTTAGATATATTTGTAATTACTGTACTATTACCAAGCAATCCCATTGCTGTAACGTTGGCGCTAGTTCCAAGCAAGCCCATGTCTTCTATAACAGCAGACGTGGCAAGTAATCCCATGTCCTCAATAACAGCAGAGGTTGCAAGCAAACCCATATCTTCAATAACAGCAGCAGTACCTAAAAGCCCCATGTCTTCTATAACCGCAGAAGCAGACAATAAGCCCATATCTTCAACTACCGCAGCAGTGCCAAGAAGATTAATAGATGCACTTGCAGCAGATAAAGTTTGAACCGCAGTAATAGATGGACCCGCCTCAACAGCACCACTGCTTGCGTTAAAACCAAGAACAGTACCTTTACGACTAGCCAACAATGGCAATGTTGTAGAAACACTTGAGTCTGAATCAGAAAGAATTAATGCACGATCAGCAGAATCTTTAAGGTCAGCAGCAATAGCAGTAAAACGATCTAGCTCAGTGTTAAGCGTGGCAATCTGAAACGACCCAGACGAAGGAAAGTCAGTTGTTCTAGCAAGCGCAATACTTCTAGTAATAACCACAGTGCTGCCACCGCTTGCGCCTGTAACTGATATAGCTACTGCACCAGTAGAACCGCTGCCCCCGCTTACAGTGTAGTGAGTACTGATAGTTTTTAAAGTACCATCAACATATACGTTAAGATCGGCAGCATCAAAAAACTCAAACGATACAGTAAACGATGTTTGTGTAGCTCCCTCACTTACAGAGTAAGATACACGCGCTGCGTTCTGTGCTAAAGTAATAGTCATGATGCACTCCTTTCGGTTCTGCTAACAGTAGATAAAACCCATAGCAACGCACATTTAAAAGCGGGATATAGCATTCGTAGCCTCATTCATTTGATTTTTCCAAAACCACATTCTAGCGAAAGGCAATGAACGTATAATCTGCTTTGATCCCTCGCCGTATTCACCGTTAAGAAACTGACCAACGCCCTCGGCATAGTCTGTTGTTATACTTACGCCAGCACCACCAACACCTGTAGCTGCATCTACCATTCCCATCGTTCCTTCACGCGGCGGGAACTTCGGGTTAAGCATTCCACCACTAATATTAGGGCCACCAAGGGCAAGAGAAGTAGACATAGCAGTGTAAAACAGGTCACTGTATAAAGCCATAACACCACTTTGATCAAATGCCCTAGCAAAGCGATCCTCCATTTCCATCTTGTCCCAAGCAAAGTCAGGCGTCTTAATCATTACCGATAAATAGCCAGCGCCCATCGCTGTAGCTAATCCACCCCACCTGTTTTTCATCTGCCCCTGCATGAATGACCCTGCAACTTTGTTTGTTGCTGCCAGTGCGTAGCTGTAGAACTGAAATGGAAGCCCTAGAAGGCCACTCTCAATGCGTGAGTAGCCCCTTACACGTGCGTCTTCCTTCATTCCGAACATCCGTGCCACATTCATAGGAACGTAAGCCACACCGTCTACTAAGATAGGCTTGTCAGCAGGCGTACCCATCATGATTGTGTTAAGTATTCCGCTAGAAAGCGCAGACCTAAAGGCTGTTAGAGTTTCTTCTTCTATCTTGGGCTGCTTGTTGTGTTCTTTAAGTGCAAGATCGTTGATTTTGTTTTCGTACTTAGCGTAGTGTTTTGGATTATTGCGGTCATAAGTTTTGCCCTTGCCAAGATTAAGTTTTAAATCTTCTGGCTGAAACTTTGTGTGCATAATTTCGTGCATCATAACAAAATTGGCCCATTGCTGCGGTGTTTCAAACGCATTTTCTGCTAATGGCTTTACACCTTCCACCTTTGGCTGAGTCCAAGGCTTTTCGTCAAATGTCCCTTTGATGTAATCAACGTCAAACTTAATAGTTTTCTTTTCGTAGTCTACTGCCGCTGCAACATAACTACCGTCTTTTCTATACCTGCTAGTATTGCCATAGGTAATTTTAGCGTTAGGCATATACTCACCAGTGTCAGGAAACGCATACGCATTTTCCCAATCTTTAGTGTTAGGTAAATAAAAACCTTTCTCAGTAACTTGATGCGGAGCAACAGCAATGTTCAATGCCATCTCTTCGCTAATGCCATAGCGCAGCAAATACTCTTTGTTCTGCTTAGAGATAGTACCGTTCTTCCATGCTATAGAATCCTTGATTATAACATGGCCGCGAATGATTGAGTCTAATGTTTTGGCAAACTGAGTAATAGGCGACAATCCGTTAGCAATGTAAAACGCATTCTTCATCATGTCGTACTTAGTTGTAGCTCTAGGGTTGTTGCTAATGTCATCAATCATACGAATGTGAACATTGCCTTGGTTCATCTCCAATGCTTCACCAGCAAAATTAGCCTCTTCGCTAGTTAATCTAACACGCTCGTTAGATAATATTTCCATTAACCCTTTGAGAACATCACCTATCTCATGCTCCATAATGATCCGAGCAAAGTCAGGAATAGCAGAGAGGCCAGCACTACCAAGATAATTAAGCTGTGCCGCTTCCTTCATTACAAATGCAGCCTTGTTATCCCAGCGATCAGGATCAGTCTTCATAACCGAAGTAACCACACGGTCATACATATGCACAAAGTCTCTACCCACCTTGTTAATGTCACGCTGAGAATGCCCAGCCTCCATCATCTCTAAGCGTACATCCTCTAGCATCTCGTCAAAGTCTTGCCCGTCAAACATCTTGGCAAACTCATAGCGTCCACCTGTTTTGTGTACGTATGACTTCATAGTATCTATAGGGTTCTGCACCATGAACTCCCAAACCAATTTGTTTGGTATGTCTAAGCCCCTGTGCTTTAGGTGCATTGATTTGCCAGAGCCAAAGAACTCATCGGCGTCTTCTGTAGTTTCGTTAAGTATCTTACTTACAGTGGCCTTGGCCCTAGCGTCAGTTGCAGTCTTATTGCTGTCTAATCTTTGTTTTACTACCTTACCGCTTTTATCTCTAACGTAGATAAACGGGTTATCCATGTACCACTTAGATATGATTGCCTCTAACTCTTCGCGCCTTGCTTTAACTGTAGCGTGGTCAAAGTATCTAGGGCTAAAGAAGTCTTCGTTAGCGGGATTAACCTTTGTATCACCATCAGCAATGGCATCTAGGGAATCTTGCAATGTTTCTTTGCGCTTGGTGGCTCTAGTCATTTGACTGCGAATAGACGCAACAGTCATCTTCTTGTACTTAAACTTAGGATTAGATTCTATCTTAGCTAACCTAGCCTCAAGGTCAGCAATCCTGCCATCAACCTTAACAATGTCTGCAACCAGTTTATTCTTATTAACTATAAGCCCTGTATCTTGTAGACGCTGGCCCCATACATCATAGAAATCATTCAGCACCTTACGCGCTGCAACTTCTACTTCTGTTCTAGGTTCTTCTTTAAATACACGCTGCCTGTTAATTTCAATTAAGAAATCATTGTAAGTCTGCTGCTTACCACTGCCAAACTTAGAGTCAAAAGAAACCGCCTTCTCTGTAAAGTTCATACCAAGAACGGTCTTAGGCTCTGTGCCTATAGATAAACCCCATAGCTCAGTCATCTTAGCATCGGCCTTAACCCATTCGCCCTTGAGCGGTGCCATGCGCTGGTACACAGAAGCACCTAGCGTCTTGCCCATAACGTGTAAGTTTTGCAGCAAGCCAGAATCAGATGCCATACGGCTCATACGCTCTTTAACTGAATCAGGTATAGCAGCAGACAAAACCCTGCGGATAGGCGTAGAAAGGTAGATAGGACCAGTACCACCAGCCGCTATAGCATAGGGGTCTTTGCCTACAGTATCTAAGTTCCTTACTGCAAGCTCGGAAGTAACAGCCTTTAGTCTTGCTTGCTCTGTTGCACCCATAAGAACTGGGCCTTGCGGACTAAGTGTAGACTCACGCAATCGTGTAGCCTCTGCCTTTAGGCTGTCTGTATTCGCAGACTCAAACTGATTGCGTATTGGTTTTGATCTAGCCGCAGCAAGTTCTTCATCTGATAATGCAGCTAAGTTTTCAAAATCTTGCTGGCGTTCCGTTGCCTCTATGTGAGCCTTATTATGCCTAGCCTCTGCTAGTACGCGCCTGTTTAACGGTACACTAAATGCGCCACCAAAAAGCAATCCAGATGCAGCAGCCATAGCAGTATTGCTAACACCTTCTTCCATTGTTTGAAGAGGATCGTAAGGAACCTTTGCTATCTCTAATCCTGCTTGCAAAGCGCCAACACCAGCGCCAGTTCGCAATGCAGACTTAACTATACCGATACCAGCACCGCCAAATGGCAAAGGTATTAAGTTAATAGGATCAAACAAACCAGCGCCAGCTACAGCCCAAGCACTTGAGTTAGCTAACACCCTGCGATTGGCTATGCCATCATCAATGCCAGCTTTCATGTCAGACATATGACGTTCGTTTTGAGCAAAGACTAAAGTATTAAAATATGGCTGGTATTCTTCTCCAATATCATCAGCGGAGTTGTAGTCTTGATCAACCTTGTAACCATATTTTTTTCTAGCTTTATACGCATCTATGAATGGTTGATAAGCAACACTGTTCATTGCTCCGACTGTATCTGAAAAAGCTATAGCTTGTTTAAACTCAGGCTCAAAGTTTTCTGTAAAATTAGTAGTGGGAAGTTGTGTTATCATTGATTGCGCCTTGCCATTAGTGCCTCTGTAAGACCAGCATCAGACCCAAGAACAGAGCGACCAGATGCAGGACCACCTTCTACTATACCCTGCTCTACTTCTCTTGCCTTTTTATTTTCAATTAAATTAGTCATTACTTTAGACTCAGCTAATTCCTGCAATCCTAAGTTTTTTCGTATCTTATTTAAGTACGGCTCTTTGCTTGTAAAGTACATCGGCGCACCACCGCTTATAACCTTGCCATCTTTACTTTTAACTTCCTTGGTTAGAATCGGGCGAAACGAACCAAACTCGTTTACTTCATAAGCCTGATAGTAAACAGTACCATCACTGCTTTTTTCTATTGGATGAAGAAACCCTTCACCCATAGTAAATTTATTGCCACTAAGGGCTATATTGTATGATTGAGTAAGTCTTGGAGAAACTAATGCTGCAAACTCACTTGTAATTATTCCACTAGAATTAGCACCAAATGTATAAGGCTTGCCAGTAACAGGATGCTCAGTGTTATTTGCAAATGTAGTAGCCACATGGTTTAAGAACGCATCTCTTACTGGCTCTTGTGGAAATACAATACTAGGGGCAAAGCGACTTTTGCTTCCATCCATATGAGAAGAATCAAAAACGTAACCATTAGTGTTGGCAAACTTTTCTTCATACATTGACTTAAGGCCCTGAGTCACTGCCTCTGGATTTCCACCTGTAGCCATCCACAAATATTTAGCTGAATTAGCAAGCATATCTCTTGCCTCGCCAGAATACAGCTTCATATCATCGTCTTCACCCATAAAAGCAGTACCGCTTTTAAACTCAATTTTCATTCTATCCTGAAACGCTGGATCAAAAGCGTTATCATCCATTTGCAACAGCAAACCGCGCATGTTATTTGAGCCTAAAAGTTTACTTGCATGATGCACGGATTCTAATTTAGACAAAGTTTCTTTGCCTAGTATGTCTTCAAACTGCATTAAAAGATTTAGATTCTGACCATTCTGATCTTTGTAAAATGCTAAGTTAGCAAAGTGCTGCATTGTTAACGCAACTTCATCATCAGTAAATTTTTGCTGCCCAGCTATAGCAATGCCTTTAAGGTTATCCACAAAGCCTTGAGATATAATTCCGCGCATTATGTTTTGTTGAACTTGATGCCTAATCATACCTTGATCAGATGCCGTTGCTGCATCAAATCCTGTTTCACCATCAGGTGCCATTGATTCTGGCGATAACATTGCTTCGGATATAGCGTTAGATATAACAGCAGGATCATCAGCATCACCAGCCTCAAGGCCAAGAACATTAAGAATAATAGCCTGATCAGCAGCTAATGCAGTTTCAGCACGTTGTTCTTTTGTGCTTCCCATATCACCAACTGTAAGTCTATTAGATATAATATTAGCTTGTCTCTCTCGGTTGTTTTCCTTAACCTTAGCATTTATTAAAGTATCAATATGACCTGTAATTGCCTCAACATTTAAGTCTTCGCGAGCAATACCTTTAATTTGTTCAGCAACTCTTTGTGAATACTCACTAATATTAGGATCAATCTTTTTTGTTGCAACCGCTGTTCTTAAATCAGTCAACTCAGCTTGGCTCATTGCAGAATAATTAGTATCAACAATGCTTTTAGCCCAAGCCTTGCGTATCATGGCTTGCTGTATGCGAAACTCAGGACCACTTAATGCACCTTCTTGAACGCCTAAACGAGAAGACTCAGAGATAAATAAGTCATAAGCTCCTTGCCAGCCACGTGTAGCAGCACTATTTAAAGCATCGTTACCTAATGTAGCAGCTTGAAACTGAAGTACGTTATCTTGTCTTTTCTCAAGCGCACTATCTTTGTTTTGGCTTATGTATTCACCAACATAACCCATATCACCAACAACTAAAGTACCCTCATTACTTCTAATTCCCTGCACCACAGCAACTTGAACAGTAGTTAATCCTTCTGTTGAGCCGCCATTTAATGCGCTTAACAACTTGTCAGAGTTACCATCTGACAAACCAAGATCAAGTAAAGCGTTTAAACCAGACCTTTGAACTTCCTGACGATCTGATCTAAGTTTAGCAATTGTATATCCCTCTTCACCATCTTCAAACCTTTGCTCAAATCCAGCTATACGATCTCTAACCTCACTACTTAATCCACTTGATGCAGCTTGTAGTGCATTATACACCCCACCAAAAATATCAGAAGATGTAGGCTGACCCTCACCACCAGCAAGCATAGTTAAATCAGGATTTTCTTGTGCGCTTTGCAAAACACCCTCTAAAAACTGGGATGCCTGTCCACCAAATGCTTCGTTTTCTCTAAGCGTCTCAAGCTGTTGATTTCTAGCTAAACTGTTTTGTCTAACAACTAACTCTGCTGCGGCACGTTGTCGTTCTATATTTTCAATATTAGATTTTCTAGCGTCTAATGCTTCGGCAAATCGGAATATATCTGCTGCGTTGCTATCATCTAAATAAGAGCGATTTCTTTTTTGTGAATCGTCTAAGGTATCAAGCTCTTGCTCCATAGATTCTATTTCATCAAACGGAGTAAGAGCCTCTATCATAGTCCCAAAGGCTTGCGCTCTGTACATTCTGTCTGTTAGCATTCTTGGAAGCAGCATAAATTGAGCAGCATTAATATCATCTGCGCTTAATGGATTAATAAACCTACCTTTTTCAGAGTTCCATTTAGGTGATTGATCTAAAGAGACTGGAGGCATTTCGCCATCTGCGCCACCAGTACGAAGATACAACATAAAGTTTTTACGCTGCAATTCATCTGGCATCCGAGTAAATATATCTTGAATAACACCTTGAGCAACAGAAGTTTTATAGTTTGTTTGATGTGTTCTTAATTCAGAAATACTTATTAAATCAGCGTCATATAAGTCTTTTGCTCTTTGTATTTGCTGTTGAGATAGCTCAGCAGCTAAACCATAGTCGCCCTGTTCTGCGGCATCACGCGCATGGCTAACACCTTCTAATAGATTGTAGTTACCAAGTTCTGCTTCTCGTACCCTTGCCCTTGATCGCGCTTGATCCATTAGGTTAATATGCATGTCAGACAGATACTTCTTACCGTTGTCTAGGATAATATTCTTATACTTACCATCAGCAGTTTTTTCCGCAGACTCAGCAATAAAGCTACTCATCTGATTGGCAAACTCTGTAGGGCTTCGCTTGTATTTACTTGCCAGTTCTTTAGCTTTTAATCTTAGACGGCTATCAGCTTCATCCATAAACCGAGCATCAACAACTTTTTCATATGCTCTACGCGCTATACTACCAAAGCCTTGAGGCGCAGAAACAGGCTCAACTTTACCTGACTCTGGGTTTACGCCAAGCACTTCATTCATAGGCGCGCCTAAGCCAGCTTCACGCCCAGTTTCCTCGGCAATGGTCTGCCCTTCTCTAAAGGCAATAGAAGTCAACTGATCGGCACCAGCCTTAACTGTTCTCCACAAGTCTGCTTCGCCTGTGTCCATGCGAGTGACACCGATTGGTTTGCTAAAAACCTGTTGTCTCTGACGAATTACAGCCATCTAATAAGCCCTTCTATATTTTCTACTGTAGGATATGCTAGGCTTAGTAGTAGTACCTCCGCTAACATCCTTGCCAGTCTTAACAGTACCAGCTTCATAAATCCCACCAGCAATAGACTGAGCAGCGCCAAGATAACCAGCAGTCAAAGCATTGCGTCCACGTTGACGCTCTGCCCCAGCCATAGCCGCTACACTCTGCGCTCTCATATTGGTATCAGACGCTAGTCTACTAATATCTGTACTGTAGATTTCTTCCTGCCGTTCCATGAATGCGCGTACACTTCTGTCACTTACATCCCTGCCAGTAAAAGCAAAGAAGGCATCGTTAGCTGATACTGACTGTGCATAGTCTTGAGCCATAGCCGTTGCATTCTGAGTTGCCTCAATGCGACCTAGCTCCATGTCTCTTTCCATTTGCGCTGCATTAAACTGAGCTTCTTTCTTTGCAGCTTTACCAGATTGAATAGAGCTATAAGCAGATAAACCAGTTCCAATTACGATTGCCGCCGTTACAAAGCTCATGCTACTGCCTCCGCAAATTTAGTCTCAAGTTGTTTAACCTCTTGCTCATAGCCAAGAGCAAACTCTGTTTTATCTACAAGCATATCTTCTAACACATCTATATCAGTTTCATCTGTGGCAAATACATTCTGCAAAATTACATCATCAATTATAAAGAACGCCTTACGACCAAGGTCTGATACAAAGGTACACGGAGCTTTAATTCTTTCAACTACATCGTTGATATAAATCAAAGCCTCGCCTTGCAGCATAATGTTTAAATGCTTTCGCTTGTGAGAGTGACCTAACACCATTGTACCCGCTGGCATAAAGACCTCACGGATATAAACATCAGGAGCAAAATGATGTGTAACAGGACAATGCACTTGCTCTACAGAAAGCATTTCTTTCTCAAGAGTATTAAAGTCCTTCAAAACACTAACTCCGCTATTAAGCCATTAACCTGTAAAGGTAACGGCGCTGACTGACTAATAGTTATCTGTGGTGTTCGGCTATAGCCCATCAATCTAAACTCTTTGCGTCCAGTAAACGCAGCCTGCTCATTAGACATATCATCTGTAACTTGACGAATAACTAAGTTAGCCCCATTTACACTGATTGATAATGTAGAGTTAAGATCAACCACTACACTAGCAAGACTTCTAATCTTGCCACTAACAGGGCCACCTTGCGTGTTGGTATCTATTGGATTGGTAGTAAGAGTTACATCAAACTTATAGCCAATTTCTGCCGTGTTTAACGCTTCTACAGCACTGACATTAACAACGCCACCAGAGACAGTAAACTCACCGATATAGTTATTACCGCTAACAACATTAACAACAGCACCGTTCTCAAAGTCTGATGAAACAGTGAAGATTCCATTGTTACTACTCGTTGCCGTATAGGTCTTATCCATGTCCATGTTTGAATCAGCTTTAAACTCACAGAGTACATACCTCGTTGTATCGTTCCCCATTGGGAAAGCCACGTTAGCAAACACCCTATCATCTATAGTAACCGTAGAGTGAAACAGTCCTTGGCTGGTAAACTCAGCCCAGCCAGCACGTTGCTCTGCCCTATTAGAATTAAACACAGCCATCTTACCAGATGCGTTTCTAACAAAAACATAACTCTCAGAGCGATCTACAGCCCCGTAGAACGTGTTCATCTCTACAGGCGTGTCTATTAGATGAGAGGACAGAGAGGACACAGGGACAGCAGTGTAGGCCTCTTCTGAATCTGTAAACAAGTACTCACGCACAATAGAACCGCCAGCTTGCACAAAGATAGTAGCACCATCCAAAACCTGTGGACGTATAGAGTCGCTACCAAAAGGTGTCTGCCTTCTAACCTGTGCGTTAGTTGGTGTAATAGGTTTGTCTTGAAACGCAGGTACATACATTTCAGAAGATGCAGTAAACACCTGTAAGTCCCTGTTGGAAACCAAGTGCCTGATCTGCTGAACCTCACCAATGCTTGCAGTCAGGTGTATTGAGTCACTGTCATTAGCATCACCAACATCAAAGTTATAATAGGATGCAGACTTGCTCATCCAGATAGTATCTGGCTGCGCTATGGTTCCAGCAAAACAAAGTCTATTTTGATGAAAGGTGATGGCAGATGGAAAGCCCCTAAGACTAGAGTATGATTGCTCTGCCCAATCTGTAGTGGGAGCCGCAGACGTTACCTTGGGAGAACCGCCGCCATCTATAGAAGCATTAGCAGAACCACCCGCAGTAAAGGTATAGTGGTTATCATCTATGATGCCTGTAATTGCTCTAGCACCATTAAGATTGCTAGTAGAAATATTACCCACAGCAGCACATTCGGATAGCGTGACAGAATCTCCAACCCTCATACCATGATTGACATGCGTTACTTCTACAGTTGCCGACCCACTAATTGTTTTAAGAGCGTTGACTTTAAGCTGCACAAACAAACTATCCAACACAGTGCCAGTAGCCTGAGTCCCAGACTGCACAGAAGTAATAAGTATTTCCGACTTATGATAAAGTAAAGTTACCCCAACATGCTTTGAATTTGCATAGTTACCACTAGCCTGACTTCCTGTAGTATCAAAGTAAGCAACAGCAGCCTTATCAGTAACACCAGCCTTTACTGTACCAGCAGGATCACCAGCAGAAGCAATCTGGGTAATAGTCTTAAAGAACTTAGTGCCTGTAGCAACACCAGCATTTGCGCCAGTAATAGCCTCAGTCTGAGCATCGCCATCTACATTCGTACCAGTAACAGTAAATGCAAAGCCACTATCATTACCGCCAGATGTAATAGTAACTAGCCTACCGTAAACAAATGTAACTGATCCACTNGATGCCANCGCACCACCAAGAACTANGTTGGCCTCATTAGCTACCTGCGCCGATACAGAAATGCCATCATCATCTGCCTCTGCGCTAAACTCTCCAATAGTTAAAGTAATACTACTACTTGTTCCACTAGGTGTTAAAGATACACCTGCATTATGAAAGTTATAATAGGGCTGATAAATCTGTTCTTTGTCAGACCGAGTATCAAACGTAAATGTTTCTACTTGAAATGCAGTAAGGCTAGTTCTAACGATCTGCCTTGGCATAAACAAAGGGTGGCACACAAACAGTACATCACCTAATTGAGCAAAGGTATATTCATGTAGGTAAACATCAGAAAAAGGCAGGGCAGCACCATCAACATCGGCAGTGACCGTAGCCGTTAAGGTAACTGCGCCAGTAGACGGATTGATAATAAACACCCTAATCTTGGCGTTCTCCATAGAAACTATGTATTGCTCATCATCCGAAAAGATAAACGGCATTAACCTAGCTTGCTGAGTCTTGGCTGCGTTATAGGTTATGTCAGTATATTTGTATAAGTTCTGTAAGCCAGCACGTTTAATCACCCCACCCTCGGAGCGAATAAACATATTCTCTACTCTCTGAGCAGACGCAGTATAAACAGCAGTATCGGTTCGGGATGATAGCGATGGACTAACTTCACCGAATTGAAAGTTAGTTATCGGAACCTGTACCTTCTGCATTAGCTGCGCCTATTACTAATAAATCTTGATGTGTCCAGCTTACGAGTTGTTTGTGACTGTGAATCAAGACCTCTGGCCTTTGCCATAAGCATTGCGCCCTTCTGATCCATAAGCTGAGAAAGGCTACCATCACGCGCTAGTGAGATAGCAAACACAGAAGCAAGCTGAAACTGAACGGCCATTGTAAAGTAAGAGGGCCAGTATTCTTCTGTAACTCTGTATGTGTAGTCTGCAATAACTACATCAGAAGCATCGGCATCACAGAATAGATTGTCACTGTAGGTTTGAAACTCAATGTTAAAACCATTTACAGTAAGCGCATGAATCATAAGTGAGTTGTTTGGCATTTGATATGCGGCTTCATATCTGCCAGTAGGTGCATCGCTTAGTCGGTTCAATACAAGTTGATCCGTTGCAAAACGCCACCGAGTGTTAACTAAAGCTGATTGGGCTACATCCTCATACATATTAGAAGCAACCAGTGCTTCATTGTTTCCATCATCAAATGACGTAATAGGCTCGGCACCAATTAGAATTAGTGCGCGGCTACAAATGTCAATTGGACTGTCGGATGCTGTGCTTGCCATACTAAGTGGTTAGGGGGCCGAAGCCCCCTCTCCTTAATCGCTGTCTGTTTCAACAACGGCTGTGCCATCAGACACATCCACTACTGAACCAGTATTAGTCAGTACAGTTACAAAGTTAGTTGTAGGTGTGTTTGTATCCTGCACAATAATCAGATCACGAATGTTTAGCATTGCTGCTGCATCATTAAAGTAACCCGCAGAGTTGATCGCTGCAATTGCGTCTGCTGTTCGGTACATCCAAAGGGCGGCACCACTAGCACCTCCGACACGATGTAAATTTGCTGCTGCGTAAGCCATGATAAAGTTCCTTTCTTAAGAGTTGTTGTCAAGAACTTCACAAATACCATTGGCGTCAATACCGACTGCGCCCATAGACATCATGGAGTTTG